GTAACAGCGCCCCAGGTAATAGTGTTGTAGTACGTCGCAGTCGTTAGATCGTTGGTTACCGATACCTCGGCCGAAGCGACCGATTCCTCTAATATGTCAGACTCAAGGGCTGTGACCACATACTTGTAAGTCACCGATCCAGAACCTACGGTCGCCGCCACCGCAACGCTACCTGGAGCGGTAACGCTTGGGGCGAAAGTAATAGATGCCAAGGTCCAGCTGGTTGCCCCCAGTCGTCTTAGTTCACGGGGAGCGTACGTCGGATGACAGATTGTCATAACATCGGCTGATTGCTCGTACTGGAGTTCAAATAAATCTGCTGTTACATAGGGTGTAACCAGGGTAAATACTCTAGCCGCTGTCCCGGCGGAACCGTAAGCGGTGTAGGCAGTTGAATTAATGTCGTTATCTTGCAGATCGGTGATCTCGAAGGTGTTTGTCGTCTTACTGGCAACCTTGTAATACCTGCCATTGAGCTCCGTCATGCCGACCACGGCAGCGATATACACTTCTTCGCCATCTAAATAGCCATGACTGGTTGCCGTAATAACGCAGGGATTCGCCTGGGTCGCGCCTGATATGGTCTTAGTCGCCTCTAGCACTGTGGCCCCCTCGGTATGAATCCTCATGTAGAGGTTGCCGAACTCCAGGCAATAGGCTTGGTCGGTATTAAAAATATAGGGGATTATTTTAGTTGCCGCTGAACCACCGTCTTTGACTTCCTTGACGTACTGGAATCCTTGGCGGTTGACCAATGGACCATGCGGAAGTGGGTAGAAGTTAAGACATTCCGCGAGCCCTGTCTGGTAGTGATTAAGATCGATGCGTCCGAGCATTTCGGGAGCAATAACCCCGCCCCCGAATGAGCGTTGATGTATTCTTGCCATGTATGCTTCCCTTTAAGTTCTAGCTTTAATCCCGCTAGGTTTATAAGTAGCGAGATTCAAATCCGTCTTACTCAACTGTTTACCCTGGGCCGCGTCAATCGATTTCGCTTTCCCCATATTGAAGTTGTATTGCTGGATCGCTATTTCCTTGATCTTAGCTTCCCTGGTGATCGGAAGGGCTAGATAAGAGGCCAACAGCCACGACAACGCATGGATAAACAAGGGAGGATACTTGGTCGTATCTTCTATGATCGCCGTGTACCAGAGTTCCGCATTATCCGTATTCGCCAGGATAATAGTCCCGTGGGTCGCATGGCTCTCGGTTACAAACTGGACCGGAGTATTATATTCCTCAACTACTAACTGTCTTGCCACTAAGTAAGGATTCGGTACGGTGTACCAGTATTGCCAGCCGGAAGGGGCTGTCCCTGAAATCTGGGCCAGAACCTGGCGGCGTTTAGCAAACCCCCAATCAAACTCTGACAGGCATTCGTCCCTGGCAATCGGATAAAACTTACCGCATTGGGCCGCTTCCGCGCTCCCATCAGGCGGCACGATCGCCGTGATCTCAGCCTTGTTGCCTATGTGTCCTAAAGCTAGGTTGCAAATATCAACTGCTGAAGCCATTTACTTTCTCCGTTTAGAGGACTTCTTTTTCTTTGGTTTTTCCGCAGGAGGTTCCGGCGCTGCCTTAGATTCGCCAACCGGTTCTTCCCAAGGGTCTTTCTTGACGTTGTGGATATTCCCTCCAGCCCTGGTTCCCTTAATATTAGAGGTAAAAGGCATCGCCTCTTTAGAAGGTGGTAATTCATCCTCCACTCCAATCATCCAGGCCCCACGCTCTGACTCGTCCTCAATTTCAAAAATGTCACCAGGTCGCCTTCGTTGTGATCCGTAATAGCCCATGACTTTCGCTTTAACTTTAATGCCCACAAGTCACCTCTTTTGTTTTAAGTTAAACTAGCCAGTAAAAGACAGCTGATACTGCCCAGCCAGCCATGAACCAGATGAAATTATTCCAGTTCAGTTCCATGTCGTTTCTCCTTATTTGAGAATGCTTTCGCTCTAACCATTCTTTTGTGTTAAGCCACATTAATTATTCCGCATAAAGGTGAAGTGGCGGGGAGCGAAGGAGGACCCCCCACCACCTCTGAGGGCAGACGCTACCTAAATAGCGTCAGCGTAAGATGCCCAGCTGTACGCCTCTTGATCTGATAGATAAGCATCTACCGTGATCGTTGGCGATGTACCAGCCAGGGTGTATTCAACCCCTACATATCGCAGAACACCTTCCGTCGGAACTGCCATTGTGAAGTTGTATCCTGCTACCAATGTCCCGGCAACAATCGCTCGACTTGACAAGACGGTTCCTAAAGAAGTCGCAGCACCTGTAGCAACGCCAAATGTATAAGTCTCATCGGCGGAGGTGAAGTCAGCTGCAACGGTTACATTAAAATGAATGAACATGGGTTTCCCCGCTCCGATCTGCCTGGCAGTCTGAGTGAGATCAATCACATTCGTAGAGTCCGCTGACGCAGTCAATGCCTGTGCATCGGACAACTCTAGTCTTGCATCTACATAGCTCATAACTATATCTCCTAAAGATAGTTAATGTTTATATTAATAAGCACCCACCTGTTATTAGGAGATGGTAGCTTCTGTACTGGTTAAAGAATCGCAACGCCTGACCGGAATACCGTCAAAGCTCATAACGTGTTTGCCTCCCACCTGGTCCATCGTAAGATTGACGTTGGTGGTGTTGGCGATCTGCCGACGTAGCGTAGAACGAAGAACCCGGTTCATGTAGAACGCAGGTCGTCCCTTGCTTGCATTCGGCAGCAACTCGATAGCTTGCGCCATGAGGTCAGTAATATCTGCCGAAGACCCGCCTTTATCAGCTTGCAAGGCAGAGTTGTCGAGGTTGCAGATACGAACTACATATCTCCAATCGCGAACCGAGAGCCCGCAGTCCCACTTGTAGTGAGAGCGGTAGGCTTCCATTCGACCGGAGTTGGAACCATCAGAAGCATCTTCTAATGTGACCTGACCCTTGTCGTTGAACTGGAGGCCAGCCTTCGATCCCTTGGGATAAATACCGTGAACGGTATCGTTGCCCCAGGATATCAGCCAGATCGAACTGTTGTCCGAACCGGAACCGCCACCCAGAAGGATGTTGTCCGCATTGGCTGGACCTGAGTTATCGTTAAAACGAGGTGCGAACCCGGTAAACTCTTCCGGTGCCGTGCCTTCGTTCCCATACATCACGGTGTTAGCGAACTCCTGAGACATCCCCTCGATATGAGCTTTGTCTTCAGTCATTCTGAATGCAGCGGTGTTGCCGTTCAAATCTGCCAACGCCTTGTCGATCTCCGCATACGCCTCAAGCATTCCGGTCGTATCGGTGACCTGGACGTTTTCAGCCTTGTTGGGCTGGACTCCGCCGTACAATTTGCGCCAGGTAGGACTTGGTAGCCCTGCCCTGATTGTGGTTCTATGCCCGGTGGGTAAATTACCTTCGACCCAGACCATATCATCAAGCATCTCGTTAGTTTCGTTGAGTATTTCAACGATCGTTGCGATTTTGCCGTCAGGGTCCGTCGCCTTGGCAACATCCGCCAGGGTTGGATTAGTGACTGCTAAAGTAGCCATAATTCAATATCCTCTACTGAAATGGTTAAAATTATTTATGTGATTCTCCATACATAATGTCCGCATGAGTCTTTTTCTTTTCTACAGGTTTCATGTCGCCATGGACATGAGAATCCTCACTCATAGCTTGGTTGATACGGTGAAACACACGAATCATAGCAGGATGATTACCCCATCCTGACTCGTTCATAAGGACTTCCACCTCCGACATCTGCTGCCCTTTCATCGGGCCTTCGTGATGTAGGATGGCTTTACCATCCTTACCTACCGCTGGTTGTGAAAAAGAGTTCATCACCTTTCTCGCTCCCGCCATGTTTTCTGATAGACTCGAACCACCAAACTCCTTGTCAGTCATGGCTTCGCTAGCCCATTCCTTGCGTTGAGTTGAGATTAGAGCTTCGTAGGAATCTTTCTGCTTCCCTAGAATCTCAAAGTGCTTGTCTACCATCTTTTGGGCAGTTGCCTGGTCGAGATTAGAATCCTTAAACAAACCGCTAAGGTCTGCTTTCGTGGAGTCGTCGATCTCAAACCCTTCCGGCGCGTTGTACTCGATCTCATCCTGCGGTTGCGCTTCTTTGCTTTCACCGGCCTCGCTATTAGTTTGGCTCTCTTGGGTTTCAGCTTGTTCCGCCGTAGCTTCAGCTGTTGCGGATGTATCTTGTTCTTCGCTCATAAATTTCTCCTTAAATATTCAATAAACATTTTTTGTGCTAACTCTGCGTCTGCCTCTGCTATCTCTCCATAAATCCTAAGACCTGCTTCGCGTTTCCCCATGGCCTTGTAAATCTCCACATTGTTGGTGCCTGGGATCACCTGGAATACTCCATGAAATTCCACCATCCCGCTTATGTAACGCCTACCAGGCGCGGTGTTCAGTATCTGTCTTAAATCATCCAGCCGTTGGTCTTTTTTAGACCTCGAATCATCCTGTTTTTTCTTCCTCGCTTCTGGATCGTAATCGCTCATAGTTGAGTGAATTGTTCTGCCACGTTATCAAGCGCCGATCCGTCGCCCGACTGGGTTTCGCTTAACGTCTTAGCTGTCTTTGCCAGTTCCGGGAGATTCGCAGCTTCCTGTTGTCTAGCCTGGTCAGCCGCTCGTTGCTCGCGGATAACAGCCACCTGGTCGTTCGCCACGATCAAGTCAGGCGCGATACCTAGCATATTGCTGTATTCGTCTATAATTTCATCGGCGTTCAGTTTGTCCAGGGCTTCCGGCTTAACAGCCGCCATTTGCCCAACCGTGCCTACGATCCGGTCAATCGCTCCGATACCTACCGCCTTTTGAGCTTGGGCCAGCATGGAAACATACTCGATGTTAATGTTCATGCCGGTCAGTTCT